TTCTAGTTTTTCCATAATTTCTGGGTTAATTTCTTTTTCGTTTTTGTATTCTTCTAGTGAGTTAATTGATTTTAAAAATATTGAATTGTTTGTTGCTTGGGTGTTTATTGGGTTTCCGGTTAGGGCCACATTCAATAAGGCCACATCATCTAAGAGTCTTATTTCTTTTCCTTCTACAACTTGTCTAGCTACTTTAGTTGGAATAAATGCAATTGAATAAGCATCTAGAAACCCGTTTTGTACGTTGCCTTTAATATTGACATAATTCTCATTAAAAGGATTCAACTCACTTTTAACAAATAATCCAAAATGATTTTTCTCTATTGCTTTAACGTCAGCGTCGAACATCTTACCTGCGGGGACTTTGGTTTTGTTTATTTCTTTTTCCTCTACTGAGTCTCCCCTAAATGCTTCATGCTCTATATCTAACTTTAAACACTTTTCTAAGATTTGTTTTTTCATAGAATCTAAGCAATTTTTAGTTACTATGTCTCTTACCAAATCTATGTGTGTTGAGGAGATAATTCCTTCAAGAAATACATGCTCTTGGCCTTTTACTTCTATTACTTCCACATTAAATGGAGCCGTAAATGTAAAACTAGGCTGACTTAATAGTTGTTCCATAAATAATATAACCACTTTTTAATTATAAAGATTGTTGTTTAAGAGAATTATAGTTTTTTTATGAATTGTCCATGAGTATTTCTTTTTCTCAACCGATCATGTAATTTTGCATGTTCTTTTGATGGAATTAGTTGAAGATTTTCTATCCTATTGTCTAACTTATACAGATTTATGTGATGTAAATGATATCCTTTAGGAATTTTTCCAAATTGTTTTTCCCAAAGATAATGATGATGTTTAACATCTCCCCTTCCAGGAACATAAATAATTTTATATCCTCTTTTAGAAACATACTTTCTTGGGTCTCTTAAAAATCTTTCTTGTCCTTGCTTCCTACGGGCAATATTTGCCTTTAAAGCTATATTTTCTTTCTTCCTAGTCCCTTCTTTATACTCATATTTAAGTTGACAAGAAGCATCACAATAACAATTTCCTTTATTTATAATGCTTGGTCTACGATCTAATTCTTTATTACAAAATGAACAATTAGTTTTCATAAAATGAGTAGTTCATCTGCATTTAAAAAACTTTCCTTTATTTGTCTTCTATGTAGAGTACAGTACTTCTGCACGAAACATGACTAGGCGGACATGGACCTTCCCACCCAGATATTTTATCCTTAAAGTTCTCATTCAAACCAACAACTTGACCATCTAGTCTCTTACATATTGGACTTGTACGATCGTCTTCATGTGTTAACCATTCTTTCTTTAATTTCTCATCACTAGACTTAAACGCTTGGAGTTTTCCCTGGTTCTCTGCTCTGTTTGATTCTGTTCGAGCGATCATTTCTGCCCTATTTTCCCCCACATCAAATACTTTGCTTACTCTTGCTTTTAGCTTAGATACTGAATCTCCTTCCATGATTCCACGCTCTAGTTCTTGCCTTAGATCAGCACTGATTTCCTCAGTCATTCCCTTAATGTTATTAAAAGTGTAATCTTGGATAAATTCTAAAGCGGGTGTATTTACTAACAAGTTTCTGTTTAGTTGTTTCTCTGCGCCATCTACTCCAACCATGAAGTTCCCTTTGATAACTGCGTCTGAAACTGTTTTGATTCCTACAAATGATAAAAGACTATTAATTGCTTTGACTAAGTCTGGAAGCGCCTTGATCTCTTTGATTGTGTCTGTTCCTGCTTCTTTCTCGATTAGAGATTTGATTTTGGTTTCATTCTGTCTAAGTAAGTAAATTATCCCTTTCTTTAGTTTGCTTTCAGTTGGTTCTTCGTTCTCTCTTAATATAAGGGGATTATCTGAATAACCTTTCTTTTGGAGTCTTTCTTTATCTGTTTTTACTTTCTTCTTTTGGTCGTTTTCTTCTTTCTTCATGGATCCTTCGGAACCCGAACCCATTGAACTTTCGGAACCCGAATCAAACTTACTCTGCATTTCTAGTTGTTCTTCCATTGATTGTTTTTCCCCCCATTCAACCTCATCTAAACCTTCAGCTAATCTGATCTCATTAATTGATTTCCAGCCAGCAGTTATTTGTTGTTGATATAATGCAGCCTTCTTAGTTTCTTCTTCCACATCAAATTGTGGGTACTTGTACTCAATATCATCAAAATCGAACTCACTGATTATTTCGTTGTTTATACGATATTCTTCTAATCTTAATAATGGATTGATTGATCTCTTCTTGAAAACATTTGACTGTACGATCTGATTTGCTAAACCCTTTGAATCTTCTGTGTATCCTAGTTCGACAGAGGTCACTCCGAAACAAGCCCATACTAATTTAGCCCACCACTTTTGCCCTTCTAATAATTCTAATTCTGCATTGGTTAATGAGAACCTTTCGAATTTGGGAGTCTTACCTACAATTGGTAAGTTGTGGAACTTCTTCTTCCATTTACCTGCTGAGTCTTGAACCATTTGCTGACCTTCCCATTGTTCTCTAAATGCGTCTAGTTCATCTGCGTCTGAGCCCTCAAATCCTAGAACTCCCGGAGGAATAGTATTGTCATTAAAATAAGATAGATTATGTTCAATTGCATAAACAAGTGTTTGGATTGTGTCTGCTAAGTTTTCAACTGCTGATCTTCCGTATATGTTGTCTGTTCTTGAGTTCTTCTCAAACCACACTAATTCTCTCTTTCCGAATGGTACTGGTCTAGCTCCAGATATCCAACCATATTGAAAGTAGGCTGCCTTTTCTCTGGCGTCTGCTGCGTTTATCCAGCCTGGTTCCATTAAACGTGCTTCTTTACTTCTTGAAGGATCCACTGTCAAGTCATCAAATGCATTATTACTGTGAGTTGGTTCTGTTTGGTCTACTATGTGTGAATCATATAAGATATCTTCTCTATCAGTAAACATTCCATAAATGTCTGGGTTCTTGGTGAAGGTTCCACCATCACGTGCTACTATTTCAACCATCTCTTCTTTGGCATTAAACATCTTAACTAAAACTCCTGCATCAATTTCTAAAATGTCCCTTAGATATTTTCTTCTTACCTCTTCCCAACTTTCTTTATTTGTGTTTGGGTTCTTAAAAAATGCTTCTGCTTCTTCAATATGTTTTTCTGTTGCGTCTGTTTCTTTTCCTTCAATTGGTAGAACTTCTCCTTTAATAGAACACATCTCGTCGATGATTGTGCTAATACACATTTCGACATATGGCGTTGCTGCTAATCTTCTTATGTTTGGTATGTCTACAAATCTTGGATAACCAAAAGGCGGTTTATATAGAAATTTAGGAATATACGCTTTACTTATTCCTCCTCGTGACTCTTCTCCAATACCAATAAATGAAGGTACTGCTTTCGAATCCACTCTTTGCCCAGGAACACCTTCTTTAATTTTTGATACTAAGTAAGAATTAGATTTACTCTCCCAAGGGCAATTGCTAAATAGGTTAAATGATTTATCTGTCATGAGTGTGAGGTGAAAGGATAAAATAATTAATTCTTTTTAATATTTAAAGATTGTTGTTTAAGCAGTTCATCTTAGTCTCCACCAGTTTCCTTCCTTTTTGCATCTTCCTTCTTTTTTGTGGACTAAACATTGCTTGAATAGCTTTCTTAATGATACGCTAACAGTTGTGTGATGTTGGTTTAATTCTTTTGCAACTTCTACAGTATGCATCCACTTGTCTTCTTTCAGCACCTTTAGGATTTCTGCTTGTCCCATTACATCCAGTTCCTCTTGGGCCCGAAGTCTACCTTATCTAAGTCTTCTTTTCTTTTTTCTTCTTGCTTTATTTTCTCCTCTTTGGTTTGACTCTTTTTGATTGATGGTTTTGTTTTAATAAAACTAAATGTCATTGGTTTCTTTAGCTCAAAAAACATTCTCATCATTAACATGTCTCCAACGTCTGTTGAACGGCCTAAATTCTCTTTGATCTCTTCCTTTGTTAAAATGCTCATTGGAGCATCTCTTCCTGGGTCTTTCTGTTTGATTTGCTCTAGGTCTTCTATTAATAGGTTTTTGGACTCAATGGTTATTTTCCGGGTTACTCCTATTAAACCACCATTGACATAATTACTCAACAAAAACCAACACTGGGCTTTCAGATTCTTATAATTGTGTTGAACCTTTTCTTGATCGTTTTCTTTTTTACTTACAACTGGTCTTGCATTTGCTACAAATCCTTTTACTCCAGACACATTCTTCACTGCTCCGAACCCTACTCCGCCTTCGTCTACTGCACATTGACTTCTAGGTACCTTGTGCTTTTTGAGGATCTTGTCTAGTTCCTCATCTGAGATATTGTTCTTGACTATAACTTCTTCCAGGAAGAGCCCATCCCAAATACCTATCACTGTTTTATCACGTCCGAATCCAGCCACATCTACTATTGCATATCTTTTGCCACGTTCAGCATCATTTGTAAATAAATCGATTATTTTATCATAATCAAACAATTTAGTTGGATCATCATCATATTCAAAGTTCCCGTATAGTAATCTTTCCTTTGAGACACGATCTAGTTTGTGTAGGTTTTGGATGTAATATTTAGAAATAAACGGATTGTCTACAACTAGTGCCGGGACAAACGCCCTATAAGGTTCTAGCTTTATTACGTAGTCTTTCTCCTTGATCTCTTTCATTTCGTGCTCTCGATCTTCTTTGTCTGGCTTGTAAAATTCAAAATAAAGGAAGTTTTTAGCTGGATTGCTTGCGATCAGGAGCTTAGGTACCAATCCGAACTCATCTAATTTGTATCTCAGTCTTGACATCACAATATTTTTAGCCTTTTGACTAATCTGACTTGCCTCATCTATGAATGCTCCTGTGAACTCTGTACTACCTAAACTATCAAACTCTGGGTCACTCGGATAATGAAACAAATCTTTAAGATAGATCGCAGAACTGTTCCAGAACTTGATTGTTCCTTCCATTGCGTTGTATTTGTAGTCTATTCCAGGTTTTATTCCAAATTGTTGACACACTTGAAAAAATGTTAGTAATGTTGACTCTTTTAATGATTTAAGAATTGCCCGGCCCATTAGCCATCTGCTTCCTGGATATTGAATGCAGCACAAAATTAGCCAAACACAGCCCAAATAAGATTTACCTCCGCCGGCTCCACCCCCATAAAATATTTCAGTATGTATTTTATCCTTTAGTAGGCTCATTGCTTGGGCTTGCCTCTTGCTCGGGACCCAATGAATTTCCTTTATTGTTATCATCATATGGAGAATCTATTATAATCCTTGTTCTTTCGTCTTTAATATCTAATTCTTTTGTTTCTAAGTAACCACGATCTTTATTCTTAGTTTTATTAAAGAAGATTATTGCTGCAGGGTTTCCTTCTTTCATTAGTTTTAATAAAGCATTCTCTCCGAAGTCTCTTAATTGCATTTCTGCTTCTTCAATCCAATCTTTGTAATTTTCATCTTTTTTTAACCAAGCATAGTGTGTTGTTCTGTCTATTCCTACTTGTTTTACTGCAGCAGTTACTATTCCTAATTGGTCTTGCATTGCTTGATACATTAGAGCTTTTTTTCCAGTTAGTTTCCTTTTTGTCATTTTTTGTTGTTTTTGTTGGATTTTTAGTTAAAAAAAATAACTAATTTACCTTTTCTGCCTTCTTTTTAGTTAATTTTTCCCACCTTTCTATGATTACTGAGCAATAAAATGGGTCTAACTCCATCATATAGCACTTTCTATCTAGTTGTTCGCATGCTATTAGTGTTGAGCCGGAGCCACCATAAACATCTGCTATTAAATCTTCTCTTTTACTAAATTTTGTAATAAACCAATCTGCTAATAATATTGGCTTCTGGGTAGGGTGATGTCTTTTGTGGTCAAATTCTTTTTCTGTTCCAA